CTTAAAAAAGAGATAAGCGAAGTATGGAAAACGATAAAAACCGTCTAGCCCAAGAAATAACTAGACTAGAAAAAGAAATAGCCGCGTACCGCAGCTACCATGCGGAAAGAACTGCTACCGAAATAGCTTTAATACTATTCGGAGTCTGCGTTGGCATATGGGCCGGGTACTTAATCGGAGCAAGTCAATGACTGACGAATTGCACTTTGGCGCTATCCACGAAAAAACAAAGCTTGCCGTGCTACGAGAAGCCGTAGACAGAGCTGATAACCTGGCCTCTGTCCAAGCGCAATTAGCAACTAGCCAAGCCCAAACTATCGCTAACCAAGAAACACTAATTCAAGACTTAAAGAATCAAACCCTAGAACTTAAATCTAGGATTAGATCTTTAGAAAGTGAAATCTCAGAACTAAGGATTGCTTTAAGCTATGACTAGACGCATAGAACAGCCTTACACCAGGCTCTCTCGATTCAACCCTAAGCTCACGTTCGAGCAATACAAAGTACTTGTCGAACGAAAAAAACATGCTCGTGCCAACCTAGAACGAGTCAAATACAAAGACCTAGTAGAAAAATGGGGCGTTAGACAATACTACATGGCTACTGCCGTTAACCGTGGTATCAAACAGTATGACTACATACTGTGGAAAGAAGGTAAAACTTAATGACCCAAAACTTTTGGAAACGGGTATTAGCAGTTTTCATCATCGTTACGTCGCCGATATGGATTTTGCCATACATGGTTGGCATGGCGCTTTTCTTGTGGTTTGGGCTTGCTTACTACGATCTATGTAAGGCTCTTGGAGTAGAAAAATGACCCGCGACGACATCATCCGACTGGCGCGAGAGGCGGGGTTTATTCGTGTGGTTGCTATCGAAGAAGGCGGAGCAGTCACAACTACAGTAGCCCCAATTGAAGAACTTGAACGCTTCGCCGCCCTCGTTGCCGCAGCCGAGCGGAAAAAGGTAGCCGCGTGGATGATTGAACGTGACTATGCCACCGGCCACGGCGACACCATTGAGGGTTTGTTGAAGGCATTGGAATGGCAGGCTAAGGAACGTGCAAGAGGTTTTTTATGACCCGCGATGACATCATCCGACTGGCGCAACAAACGGGGTGGGATTTTGGATACGAAATGTGTGTTGAACACGTTTGCGAATTCGCCGCCCTCGTTGCCGCAGCCGAGCGGGAGGCGTGTGCCCAAGTATGTGACCGTATAACATGGAGCAACGAAGGCAAGTTTTTTGCTACTGCTATCCGACAAAGGAAAAACATAAATGACTAAAGATGCAGTCAACCCATCCCACTATAAACGTGGCGATATCGAATGCATTGACGCAATGCGAGCTAGCTTAACGCCAGAAGAATTTCGTGGTTACTGCAAAGGCAACGTCATGAAATACTTGTGGCGCCACGGAGAAAAAGACGACACCGTGCAAGAAGCAAACAAAGCCAGCTGGTACTTGTCTTGGTTGCAGGGTAAAGACCCCCGCAACCCTACTCCATAGTAGTCAGCATCTGCTGCAAAAGATGGGACACCCTATCCACCAGGGCCTCATCTTCTGACAGCTCGTAGTATCCAGCAACGTCAAGAATAGCGTGCACAGCTTCGTGCAAAAATACCTGCTGCCTATTGGTACCTTTTAACGTACCTACAATCTCTATTCGGTACTGGTCGGGCATCCACATGCCCACACAGTCTTTACCGTGTTTCCACTTTTTAGCAGGTATATTAGCTATACAGATAGTGTGCCCGGCTAGCTTAAACTGCTTCGGGATACCATCTTCAATACGCTTGGAAACTGGCATGCTGAACCCCTCCAAGTAGTTGGGAAGGGATTTTAACTTTTCTTCTTGGGGGCAGAATACCCCTTAGACGGTTTTTTCTTTTCCATCTTAATAGGCTTAGTTGGGGCGTTTAAGCGGCACTGTTTACCCTGGTGCATTTCCGTCTCCCGTAACCGGCTTCGGATACTTTTCTTTAACTTCCAACACTTTACGACGCATCTCTTCAAGGGCTTCTCCGCCCTTCCACAACGCGTCAAGCTGATCCCTTACATCGGGATAACTGTCACGCCTTAAAGCAGCGTAGCTCTGTTTAACCTTGTACTTCACAAGGCACCTCTACAACTGTATCCAAATGCTTAAGATTAAAAACAACTACCTTCAACAGTTGGGGGTAGTCCACTTCAAACTCAATAGACCCACCTTCTACGTCTAGTAGTTCACCATCAACAGCCACTTTGCTACCGGCTGGCAAACCGCTAATACGATTAGTACTAACGGTTACTTGCAACGGTTTCTTGAATCCTACCCGCCCGTTTTCAACGTCGTACCAAACCGAATTAACATCAGTGTTAACTGGCATCTGAACAACGTAAGCAGCATCTGAAAAGAAACTAGCTTCCACTGCTTTATTAACCGAGCAAATACACTTACCGGTTACGTCGAATGCAAAAGTAATCATCGTTTTGCACCAAGAATAGAAAGCGTAATGTTACGAAGGTAAGTTGGCTGGCTATTAGTACCAAGTGGCAAGTGAACCGCTTGAGATCCAACAATCACACGCACTCTAACGTTTTGCAAATTCACAGCGGTGTGCGCCATAGCAATAGAAAACACGCTCTGTGTGTCACCGCCAGTAGTTCTTGCACCAACTCTACTGGTAGCTACAGTCTGATACCCAGACCACGAGCCGTTAGCGTACTTATTCACCTGCATGTAAAGCAGCTGGCCACCGTCATTCACTGCGCTTCCATCGCAGAACGCGTAAAACACAATCTGCACACCAGCCGTTGAGTCAACGCCGACGTCAATCTGAGGCGTTTCAATGGCCAAATGACCACCAGTTAACGTACCGCCACCACTAATTATGTAGTCTCCATTACCGGCCCCGACATAAAAATAGTCGTAGAACGGATCGTCTACATACACATAGTCGCCATTACCTGGGCCAACGTACGTATAACTACCGCCAGACTCATACACACCAGTAGTCACATACACGTCTGCTGAAGCGTATGTCTCAGGAAGAGTAATTGCGTTTCCGGCAATTTTTAGCGTGCCGACTTCAGCGTTACCAATCTTGGCGCTAGTAATAGCTGCAGTACCGATCTTAGCGGTAGTAACTCCAAGATCTCTAATCTGCAACCGATTACGACCAATACTTCCATCGTAGTACGTATCAAGCGTAACGTTATCAATAGTCAGTCTAGCCGCATCAATCGAACCAGCCGTAATCTTATCGGCGCTAAGGCTCGCAATCTTCGCGTCATCAATTGCCGCGTTACCAATCTTAGCGTTAGTAATCGTGCCGTTACGAATGTAAGCGTCGTTCATGTAGACGCCAGCAGGCACCGACACACCGTTAATCGTTGTCGGAGTAGCCTGAACAATGAACGGAATAATTGTCGTCTGCCCAGGTGATGCAATAGCAAACCGGTCAACGTTAACGATGAACGAAGATACTACAGAGCCGTTGTTAGGCTCAGAGATAAGACCAAAGCCTGACACATGACCGTTGTTGTCGATCTTGACGGTATACTTAGCCTGAATCCCGTTAATAGTCGAAGCGTTTGTTTGTATCGCCGATGTGTTATTACCGACAGTAGTCGATAGGGTGTTAATCGTGCTGGCTTGGGAACTAATGGTCCCTTCAGCCGTAGTCACACGAGTAGTCAGATTAGATATATTTGTCGCACTAGCATTAACACCCGTTGTAGGGTTGTTAACGGTGCTCTCCAACGCACTAATTGCAGATGCCTGAGCCGAGTTTGTGTTCTCAGTAGATGTAACCCGACTATCAAGCGCGTTAAGTGCTGAAGAAGACGCCTTAGTCGCGAGCCCAGTCGTGGGGCTATTGACCGTGTTCTCAAGTAAAGTAATTGCCCCGCTCTGAGAATCGTTAGTGTTTTCCGTAGCCGTAACTCGATTCGCAAGCGCAGTAAGCGCTGACGCCGTAGCCTTGGTAGCAAGCCCGGTTGTCGGATCATTAATCGTATTCTGCAGCGTAGTTATAGAGGAGCTTTGGGTCGAGTTAACTCCTTCAGCGTTTGAAACACGCGTTTCAAGATTAGTTACTGCGTTTGCAGTAGCAACTACGCCAGTCGAAGGATTGTTAACCGTAGACTCTAAAGCATCAGTACGGCTAGACAGTGCCCCATCAGCCGATACACGAGCCTGCCTTTCGCTAAAGACCAGCCCAGCTGAAAGCTGCGTTACATCTGTGCCGGTATAGTTACCGCGCAATTGAGCAGCAAGAGTCTCTCTAGCTGACGCCTGTGCACTATCCCCATCGGCTCTAGCAGTCTGCTCAGCTTGTAGCGCAGCAATCGTTGCATACGTTCCGGCGGCTGTAGCAGACAATGTAGTTATCTGCTGAGCTAATGCATCGTCCGCCTGGGTGCGTAAAGTAGCCTCATTGGTAATCGCAGTTCCACGAGCCTCAGCTTCAGCAATCAACGCCGCAGCTCGCGTAGACGCTTCGTTTGAAATAGCAGCCGCACGAGCTGCAGCCTCTTGCGCAACACGCCAAGCAACAGAATTAGTAACCGCAGCACTCGCGTCAATCAGATCAATTCGAGTCCTAAGATCTGCGTACAGCTGCGACTCAGTAATTGCACCAGTCAATACGTCTAGCAACTCTTCAACATCAAGCGCGGTCTCGGCCAACGTACCATTGATAGAGTTATACGGACCGGCGACACCGAACTCGTTTACGTGGCGCGCCCAATAGTAGAAGCTCGCGCCTTCACCAACCGGGTCAACAAACGAAATGCCTGAGCTGACGCCAACTAACTGAGCGTCGCCTATGATGTCCTGGTCGTGTCGCCAGATTTCGGTCAGGCCGTGATAAGCGTAATTTGGGTAATCCCAAAAACACGTAATTAACGAGTAGCCGCCAGTCGCGGTAAAGTTCGTCGGTGCGGTAGGCGTAGCACTCGGCGGAGGTGGCGGAGGCGGTGGTGGAGGAGGGGGCCCAATCACATATGGATTCTTACCTAGCTCAACGGCCAGACCGGAATCCAACAGTTCTCGAAGTGTAATCGCTCGATCACGCTCGTCACCGCGACGGCCAAGACGAATCTCAACCGCTTCAGCCAAGCTCTCTAAATAACGACGAAGCTCCGGTGTAATGCTCGACGGTATACTCGAAATACCAGGTACCGTCGTTGCTTTGACTGTACGAGCTTTCGTCATGTGCTGGCGATCTCATCCATGCTCTGGGCAAGGCAGACCTCGTCGATCTCAACCGCGCCAGAAACCTGTACTTCCCACACCTGGGCCACCTTCGGTGGAAGACGCATCACAGGCTCACGTAATGATCCTGTCGTTGCGCCGTTTGGCACAGTAACGGTCTGGGTGTATACGCCACTGGCGTACGACAGACCGTACTCGGCAAACAACACCCCGTCGCCCCAAACCTTAACAGTCACCGGATACGCCTGTGCGTGGACCGAGACCCAGCTCATGCTGAGCGGCTTCGGCATAACCACCTGTTTTGACTTCCAGGTTAGCGTGCGCTTGGTCGTACCGCCCCGGTACTTACGAATCTTGTTGGCGACGATCAGATACAGCTCGCCATCCTTCGGATTCATGTAACCACCGCGCACCTCTGCCTCAGTGGTAAGCGTCGACAACGCGGCCTCTTCGGCCCGAGGGTCAAAGCAAAAGCCCTTGTGCACGCCGCCCTCAGTCCAGAACGCCACGTAAGTGTTCTCGTGGCGGAAGGCTCGGTAGCCCGTAGGATTGAAGCTGGCGTTCCACTGGCTGGCGCTAACCAACCCCTGCGTCACTACCCGTCCCTCGCCGCCAGAGACCGCTACCAAGCCGTCCGGCCCAGCGTACAGAAGATAGCTGCCCATATCGACCACGCTGTTTACGTTGACACAGGCCTGTGGCAGGTCAACACGGACAGCGGTCATGGCGCTTGGATCGGTGCCAGTGACAAAGTACGGGGTGCCATTGGTCAGGGCTACGATGCCGTTAGCCACGGCTCCAATGGCTACGATGTTCTCTTCGAGGGTGATTCTGTAGTCGATCGGCCAAGCGTGCGGTAAAAACGGTTCACTGAGACATAACCGTTTACCGGTGAACCCTGCAAACACACCGTTGGCCACGGCTATCAGGCCCTTCATAGGGCCATCTGGATACAGGCTGGTGTTGTCGTCCGGTGGGCCAATCCAGGTCTCGCTCGGAATAACTTCACCCAACCCTGCCGACGGAGTCGTGTCTGCGTAGGTAGTGGTCGTAAGTCCTACTTCTGCCAAGAACTGAAACGCCGTGTTGGTAGAACCGGTGTTAGAACGGTAGATACGCTTAACCGACCCTGCACCAAAG